CTTTACCATAAGGGGGTTTTGTTTGTTTCTTTGGTTTTATTTCTATGATGTACTTACCATACGTTCCGTTTTTCTTCTTTACTTTAATATAAAAGTCAGGATAGTACCTATGTGGTTTACCATCTAGAGGTGAACGGTATGGTATGATGACCTCTTCGCTACCCCATTCTATTATAGAGGTAGTTCTATCACAAAATTTCATAAAATGTAGTTCCCATGATGATCGGTAAACGATTGTAGTGGGATTACCTTTGTACTTTTTAGGGTTCTTAGGTTTATACAATCCAGTTTTAGCCATATATAATATAGATCTCACGTTTTTATTTAGTGTGAATATTTCGAAAGTAATGGCAAAGATGGGAGCAGCAGGGGGAATGTCCCTTACTACTTCGTATCGAATTAAATTTGCTAGAGCAGGTGGCACTAATGATGCGATCACAATGATGTGTGATGAAGCACAGTTACCTAACGTACAAGCTGCTACTGCACAGATGTCAGGTAGGTATCTTGGTGAAGGTCCGTTTCAGTATCCACACACTAGATTGTTTACTGATGTGTCTCTAGGATTCCTATGTGATGCACAGTTAACGCAGTTAAAGTATTTTCAAGTTTGGTATGATGAAATATTTGGTGCTAATAATCAACATGTTATAAAGGATAAGGCAACAGTTGAAGAGATGCATGGTACTGGAACACCTAATAGATTCAGAACAAATAGATTAAATTATCCAGCAAATTATACTGCTACCACATATATCACAAAGGTTGAACAAAGAGCAACAGATGTACCATCAATCACATATATGCTCGAAGGTTCTTATCCTTATGCTATTGATGCTGTTCCCTTGTCATATGGATCATCTCAAATCACTAGAGTGAATGTTAATTTTCATTATGTTAGACACTCACTGATTTATAGTAATGGAATGGGTGGACTCACAGGAGCAGAGACACAGGTTTTTAACGACTGATATATACCATCAAATTAAAATTTTCGATTCCATGAAATCGGGAAAAAAATCTCCGCACATTTTTCGTTAAAAAAGTCGCATATATAAATATACGACTTGAATTAGTTTTTATGGCATTACCGAAACTTGGGTATCCCACCTATGAATTAGAATTACCTTCAAATGGCAAAACAGTAAAATATCGACCATTTTTGGTAAAAGAGGAAAAAGTACTTTTATTGGCTTTAGAGTCAGAAGACGAAAAACAGATTACATCTGCTGTTAAAGATTTAATCAAAAATTGCGTTATTTCGAGAATTAAGGTAGATTCGCTACCTTTGTTTGATTTGGAATATCTGTTTTTGAGGATTCGTGCTGCTTCTATTGGAGAAACCATCACTTTGACTGTAACGTGTCTTGATGATAATGAGACAAAAGCAGAAGCACGTATCAATATTGATGATATTAAGGTTTTTAAGCCAGAGGGTCATTCTACCAAAATTGCGTTAACTGATGAAATGGGTATTGTGATGAGATATCCAGGTATGCAGAGATTCGTTGAATTAGACTTTTTACAGAAAGAATTGAATGCAGAGGAAGTTTTTGAATTAATCGCTGAAAGTATAGATCAGATATATGACGGTGAAGAGGTATATGATTCAACTACCACTACATTGAAGGAATTCCGCACATTTGTAGATGGTTTGACTACTAAACAATTTGAGTCAATTCAACAATTCTATCAAACTTCACCTAAATTGAGTCATACCTTTACAGTGGTAAACCCTAATACTGGAGTGGATTCGGAATATACAATTGAGGGTCTACAGAGTTTTTTCGCATAGCACTCTTCCACAATAGTTTGGAAGGGTACTATAGAATGAATTTTGCTCTGATGCAGTACCATAAATACAGTTTGACAGAAGTAGAAAATTGGATGCCTTGGGAACGTGAAGTTTATGTAGCGTTTTTAATGCAATATCTCGAAGAAGTCAAACAAAAGCAACAGCAAGCACAGAATGGCTAGATACCAATCAACAGTTAGTGGTGATACGACCTCCTTTATCGGGGGTAAGATTGCTAGTGCTGCTGGTATGGCAAGAGATGAGGCACAGGCACAAGAGAAAGATAGACAATCTGGTCTGAATGTTGCTAATAGTGGTAATTTATTCGGTAAAGCATTATTAAGTGAATTTGGTGGTGACTTATTTTCTAGAACAATAGGTGTTCTTAATCCGAATCAATCTGCTACACAAACTGATAGAGCTTCTAATAAAGCACGTAGATTTGCAGCAAATTTCCCTAGAACAGATAAGAAGGACGAAGAAGTAAAAAAGTCTAATAGAGACGTTGATCGTGCTGTTGATGATCTTTTAACAAATGATGATCACATACCAGTAAAAGATGAAAAACTAAGGGATTATGTCACTCGTGTCTTTGGTGTTGGTATAGATTCAAAATTAACACAAGTAGATGCTAGAGTATCTAAGAGTGTAGATGTTTTATCTGATATAAGGAAGGTTCATCAAGGTAGTGTCAATCTAATGATTGATCACAATGAACTTATATCAGGTAAACTTGATAAAATATTACAGTTATACAGTGATCAATTTGACTTTCAACAGTCTTTAAAAGATAGATCAGAAGTAGCTAGATCAGAGACTGAGTTAGAAAGGAAAAGGGATTTATCAACGACTAAAAGGTTTACAGGTCTTGATACTGGTCGTGGTGGATCGATGATTTTTGGTGCAATATCTGATATTGTAGGTAAAAAGTTATGGAATAAGATAGCTGAAAAGTTAGGTTTAAAAGTTTTACCACCTAAAGCTGCTAATGTTGGTCTTACTAGTGTTCTGACTAGATCTTCGAAAACTGCTTTTAAACATACTAGAGTATCTACTGTTATTAATGAAGTATTTCGAGGAAAGAAGTTTACAAAACAGTTAGTCAAAAACCCATCTAAAGCGTTTTCAGGATTAGCTGAGTCATTTGTAGATCCAAATGTCGTGAGGTTCTTAGAAACTGGTCTTGGTAGAACTAACTTAAAAAAAGTAGCTGCTGGAATAAAATTAGATGCAAAGGGAAAACAGTTAGCAGGTCAAGACGCATTATTAAATGTTTTAAGAGATCCAAATTTGGGTGTTGATGAATCAATTGCTGCTAGTACAGAAAAGTTTCAAAGAAAGGCAGCAGCAAAAGCACAGAGAGATGTTCTAAACATTACTAAGAACCCTAAAGCAGCTGAAGCATTTAAAACCAGTTTGGAAGCAGGTCAGGTACCTGGCGATGAAATTTTTAGAGCAAATAAAATCAATAAAAAACTTGCTAGTAGTACTGGGAAGAAAGCAACTAAACAATTAGCTACTAAGAGTGCTACTAAAGCGGTAGCAAAAACTGGTAAACTAGTACCAGGTGTAGGTACAGTAATAGCATTAGGTGAAGCAGCATACAGAGCATCACGGGGTGATATGACTGGTGCTGGATTGTCACTTCTTAGTGCAGTACCATTTTTAGGATGGGGTGTTACTGCTATTGATATTGCTAGGGATCTTGGATTTAACCCACTTGGGTTACCACCTCCACCAGGAGAATCAGGTTGGCAAGCTCCAGAATTTGAGTCTGGTACTCCTATGTTGACTAAACCAGGAGTTAAAGAATTACACGGTACAGAGAGAATTCTTGGTGTGGATCCTGGAACTGGCATGACTACAGACCACATCAAAAATATTGGTGATAGTATAGTATCTGCTAGTGCTAAAATGGCACAAGATCTTGCTGTCAGTAGGGATGTTGCTAATTCAATTGCAGGTCTACCTTTTACTGTAAAGAGAGTAAATTATAGCACTGGTATAAAGACTGGTCCAGTAAAATCTAGAAGTGATACACAAAGTATATTTGATGTGCAAAGTGATATCAGTAAGTTTAAGAAAGAAGCTGAAACTGCTACTGATGATCCTAGAAAGGAGCAGGCTGCTACTGCTTTAGAAAACCAAGAAACGCAAGATAGTCGTTGGTTAATTGATCCTAGAAGACATCTTAATCTTGGTAATGGTGGTAATAGTGCTATATCATCAAATAGTCCTCTTTTAGCACAATCAGGAGATACCACTATACAATTTCATGGTCAACAAGGTAGAGATTTGTCTGGGGAACCAGGTGTTGATTTTAGTTTTGGTGATTATAGAAATAATTACAATTTATTTGATGGTACAGTTATAGAAACAGGATTATTATATGGCAAAAATTATGGTAACGTAGTAGTAGTCAGAAGTACTGATCCTAGTAATGGCAGACAATTTGATGCTTTATATGCACACTTCCCTAATAAAGGAATTTATGTTAAACCAGGAGATCGTGTGACTGGTGGTGCTATTCTTGGTAAGGTTGGGTTTGTGAGTGTAAGTACGCCTGGAGTTCCAGAACTACAACCAAATAATGCTGGTAACATGTCAGGATGGCATACCAGTGTTGATTTCTTTGAGCCTGGTAGTGCTGCACGTTATTCTAATGCAGATAAAATAATCAATTTAGTTTTATCTTCTAATGGATTAAAACCTAATAATCTTCTACAAAAATTAGCAATTACACCAGTTGAGGAAGTAGTTCCTAGTTCAACGAATAGTATTGTTGAATATTATACTGGTGATCAGTCTCATCCAAATTGGGAACCATATTTACATGATGATGACGTGGAGCATGAACACTATGGATTTTCTTCCACAGAAGAAAGGGATCGTGCAATGGCAATCCTAAGAAAACATGGACTTATAGTTGATCCTGGTGGTGAACCTGGTGATCATACAGAAGGATCATTACATTATGAAGACAGAGCACTTGATGTTCAGTTTGGTCCTCATACTAATTGGAGGAATGAACCTGGATGGAAGATATTGGCTAAACAAATGATGGGTGATAATTCATGGAAGCAGTGGGATAATACTAAAGAAGGTGAAGAAGCGTTTGCTGAATATGTAAGACAAATATTGATTGATAATGGATTCACTGGTATAACTCAAGATGAAGTTGGTCCAGAATATTTTCAAGAACACGGTACTCTTGATTCTGAAAGATTCAATGATTTAAGTGATCCTTTCTTACTAGACAAACAGAAAACGTGGGGTATTCCTGATCATTTACACAAAAGAAATCTAGAATTGCAGAATAATAGCATGCTTTTGGATGAATTAGAGACTGAAGCTGCGAATAGAATTCAGATTGTTGTGTTAAATAATACTATAGTGAACCAGACAAACAATGAAAGGAAATATGTTAACATTTCTGGTGGATTAGATATGAATTTGTTTAGGATGGCAAAACTAGCAGGATAATATGGCAAGGTACAGTAGCACAGTTAGTGGAGATTTAACTACATCTATATTAGGGCAGATAATAGATGCTGCTAGTATGGGTAAGGTTGAGAAAGCTCGTGCTTTGAGAGGTGGAGAGATTTCTGGAATGAAACCAGAGGATTTGATGCTCCGTCCTGGTGAATTTACTGCTCAAGCATTGAAATATAAGATGACTCCTAGATGGGCAAGGAGTCGTAGTTTTGGTAACAAATATCCAGATTATTTTGCTAAGAATTTAAAAGGACAGTTCACACCATTTACAAGTGGTATAAATCCAGAACCAACATTTGCTTCTATAAAGGAAAAGATGGTAGGGAATCCATTTCCTTACATTGCACAGGGAACTGATAGAAAGCATCAAGTACAACCAGAGACACCATTACTATCATCTGGTACTAAGAGGTATGAAAGTACTGTTTCAGAGAAGAAGAAACCTGTAGAGGTTAAGGATCAAAAACTTGGTGTATTCTTTGCTGCTATTGCAGAATCTTTAAACAGGACAGTATCTTCAATCAATGAAAAGCAATCTACTATAGAATCTGATATTGCTGCTGCACAGCAGAGTAATATGGCTCTTGCTGAGGGATTGAAGTATAGTAATGATACTATAGGTGATAAGTTAGATGCTATTGCTGGACTGTTAAATCAGCAATTGCAACTTGCTAAAGATCAGATAGATCAAGCAGAAACTGATGCTGCTGTTAAAGAATTAAAGAAAGAGGATGATTTCTCTGGTACTGAAAGGTATGTTGAGATCGGAGAAAAGACTGAACCAGTCAGACGTGAAAATGAATTGGAGAATATGCTTGATGTTGATAATGATGAGGATGATATACAAGACTTCGAACATGGTGGTATAGCAAGTGGTCCTGATAGTGGATATTTGGCTAGATTACATGGTGATGAACTGATTGTTCCATTAGATAATAATTACACACAGGGTGAACCAAGTGCTGTTGATGGAAAGGTTCGTAGTGTACCACAATATGAGGCAGGTACTGGTGGTTTAACTGCGAAATCTCTTCCAGTACCAGAAAATCCACCAACATCTTCATCATTCAACTTCTTTGCTAATAGACCAACAGAGCATACAGGAACACCTAGTGTATTGAATCTTCCTAAGACTGACACTAACGTTGCTGGTGAAGATTTAATGAAGGCTATGAAGTTACCGTTTGAGGTTGCTTCTTTGGGTATAATGCAAGCTACTGGTAATGCTGTCAGATCGATGCCAGGATTTAGTGACATGAAAGGAACCGTTGGTGCTGTTGTCAGTCCTGTTGCTCAAGCATTTAGTATTAAAGATACCATTAGTAATAAAGTTAATAATTTATTAGAGAGTAAGTCACAACAGACTGAACGTAGGAATACGGAGATATACAAGAAAGAGCAGAGTGAGAACAGACGTGCATGGTGGGATATATTTGGACTGTTTAGAGGTGGTGGCGGTGGTGATGACTATGGTATTGGAGGTCCAGGTCTAAGTGGTGCTTCTAATCTACAGAACTTATATCATGGAACCAGTAATGCTAGAGCAAGTGGTATATTCTCAGGTGGATTTAAACCTAGCAATGCTATGAGTTGGGCTGGTAAAGGTAGATCATTCCTAACACCAGATTTCTTTGATGCTGCTAAGTATGCTAGACCTGGTGCTACTGGATTGAATCCTTTCAGTGTTAAAGGTCTTCCAGGAACTGGTCTCAACAATATGATGAATAGCAGAGGTCAGGTATTAAATGTACTACAACCTAGAGGTGCTGGTCTTAGATTGCCTGGTTGGTTGAAACGTTTAGGTTTATCACCAGAGGTTGCTGTCAAACCTAAGCAAGCAACTAAGGGATTGAATTTAGCTCAGAGATTGTTAGGTGGAAAATATCCTAATAGTTCAACTGCTAATATGGTTAGAGGAATGATGACATCACCAGCAACAAGTAGGGGTGTGGGTATGATGAGTAAGTTGTCACCATTACTTCAGGGTGGTATGAAACTTGGATCAAAAGCACTTGGTATTGCAAGTTTTCTTACTGATTTTATATTCCCAGATCCAACTGCTCAATATGATCAGATGCATGGTCCAAATGCATACTATAATGATCCTAGATTTACTGGTGAGAGACCAGAGTGGGCTCCTCCATTATCCAGTAACAAAGCAGATATTGTTGACTTAGGATCTAAAGAACATGTTATGAATAAATTATCTAAGAAAGATGTTGATCCAGCAACGTTTACCGTTAATAATTTGGATGCTGCTAATCTAAATCAATCAAATGAAGCAATATCTCATATTGATAATATGGGTGAATCTCAGGTCGATCAGTACCAATTTGTTTATTCGGCATTTAAGTAATGAAAAAAGCAGAAGATTTTGAAATAAAAACAATTGAAATAAGAAGAGTTGGTGAAGACCATGCAATAGAACCTTATGCCAAGTTAACTGATGTTGTTCTTGGATTTCAATATTTTGAGGACATAACTACACCATCAGTATCTGCTACGTTATTCATATCTGATAAGGCAGCAAATCTTCCTTCTTCTATGCCTATACAAGGATTTGAGTTGGTTACTATGGAACTCACTGATAGGAATGGTAAAGATCATCAGTATGAGTTTCGTGTATGGAAAGTTGGCAATAGAGTTTCTACAGAAAAAGGTCAAGGATATGTTTTAGGTTTGATAAGTACAGCAGGATTAATTAATGAGGGTGTTAAAGTAAATGCACTATTGAAAGGTACAGCAAATACAATAGTCAAAAAGGTATTACAAGATTATCTTAATATACCTGAAGCTAAGGTTAGGAGTGATGAAGCAACTAACATAATGAAGATATTCCCTGCTGGTAAGTCTCCATTTGCAGTTATTAGAGATTTGCAAGCTAAAGCGATTTCTAAGGATTCATTTGCTGCTAGTGGTAATAGTACTACATCATCTATAGACATTGATGCTAGTGATTCAGTTACTGCAAGTTCTGATACAGCAGAAGATACTAAACAACTTAAGGGTAGTGCTGGATATTTCTTTTGGGAAACTAAAGATGGATTTAACTTTAGAAGTATAGATTCATTGGCATCAAAAGATCCAAAGAAATTTGGTGGTAGTGAGTCTGTTGCAACATATGAGTTTGCTCCAGCAATGGTAGAACAAACAGAGGCATTGGATCCATATAAGATACAAGAGATTACTTTTAGGTCTGAATTGGATATATTGAAAAAATTAAGAGAAGGTGCATACTCTGCTGAATGTACGTTTTTTGACATAAATACTGGTGTTCTTACGGAGTATACCTATAAATTAAGTGAAAACTGGGACAAAATGGGTCATCTAGGTACTGCAACAAAGTTACCTTGGGGTCAAGAACAATTATCCCAGTATCCAACTAGACGATTATCCTCTGTCATTAACCACGAATTGTGGCATAATGGCACTGAAATTGCGTCAAATGAGTCTGAGGCAGATAGTGATGAACCAAGTGAAGTTACCGATAACCAGAAGCAATTTCTGGTACAATCTATAGCACGTGCTGGTTCATTGTTCAATCAGCAACTGATGATTTCGATTCCAGGTAACTTAGATCTCAGAGCAGGTGATAAGGTCACAGTTATGATACCGAACCAAATACCTGAAAAACTCAGGGAAACTGAAGGGGATTTCGATCCCGAACATAGCGGTGTGTATTTGATCAAAAAACTCAATCACCAGTTTGACAGAATCAAGATGAGCGTTTATACTGTACTGGAACTTATTCGTGACTGCTATGGTTACGAAGACACAGCCACTAAGTAAAGGTAAATTCATATGAAATCTATAGAAGACCATATTAAAAAAGATCAGGAGATCTTACAAGATCCTCAGACAAATCCTCAGATGCGTAGGCATGTTGAAGGAGAATTGCATGATTTAGAAGATTATGCTTCTCACCATGCAGCAGAGATTAAAGCAGGAGATCACCATGACCCTAATACAATAGAACTATGGTGTGATCAACATCCAGACGAACCAGAATGCCTAGTATATGACGACTAAACATGGAAGGACTTAATCAACTATATCCAATCCACCAAATTGGATCTGACGGGTTCGCCTGGTGGATCGGACAGATTGAGTCGCCTATGCATTCTAAGGACGGCGAAGAGAATAAAGATCAGAAACGTTCTGGAAGATATAAAGTCAGGATCATAGGACATCATCCTAGATCATGTAATGCAGTAAAGAGTTCAGATTTACCATGGGCAATCACTATGATGCCTGTGACTACTCCATATTCATCTGGTGCTGTGCGTTCAGCAACGCCACAGTTGGAGCCAGGTGATTGGGTTATAGGGTTCTTTTTAGACAAAGAACAGCAGCAACCTGTTATCATGGGATCTATTGGACAGGTCGCTAATTCTGGAACACCACCAGGAGAAGATCCTAATCCTGGAGAAGGTTGTAAGAATCTCACAACATTTGTTGATGAAAATAAGAGACAACTAGATCAAGAAGTAAATGAAGTTGTTGAGTATAGTGTTACTGATGCAGGTGTACCTTTAGATGGTAGTAAATCTGAGGGAATTACTGATGGTGTTAATAATCTAACCATAGCAAAGTTTGCTGATGCATCTGAATCTAATAGAGCAGGTATCAATTTTACAGTTGAAGTTGCTGATAAGTGTCCTGAGTTGCAGGGAAAGTTTAAACGTCTCTTAAGTGAGATGCTTCGTGATACTCAACAGAGTAATGGTCAGTTAGGAACATATGTTGTTAACCAGTGGACTGGTCAGATCACTGACTATGTTGACATTGGCAGAAAGTATGTAAACAAAGCTGTACTTATCATTAAGAAATTCATTGCTAAAGTTAAGGGATTTGTATTAGAGAAGATTAAGAGAGTAGTTGATGATCTTGTCAAAGCTATCATACGTCCATCTGAGACTGGTAACTCTTTAACAGGAGTGACAAAGTGGTTCAATAATATGTTATCAGATCTTGGATGCTCTATGGCAGATCTAGGATTACGTTTAGAGAAGTTCTTAGAGGATCTTATCTTTGGTTATTTGTTTGATATCTACAAAGCTGCTGCATGTCAAGTAGACAAGATGGTTAGTGGAATCCTTAATAAGATTCAGTCTTTAATGCAAGATTTATTATCCAGTATTCTTGGTCCTCTACAAGCTTTACTTGGTGCTATAGCATCACCACTTAATATGATTGGTGAAGCAATCAATTATGTATTGAATCTACTTGGTATCAAGTGTACTGGACCTGATAACAGATGTAATAAGGTCACATCTGTATCTACTAAGTGTGAAACAGATAAGAAGGAGAATTTCCTAGACAAACTACTTAAAGATTTACAAGAGCCGTGGGACGGTGCTGGTGAGGATTGGGCTACCTATACATGCGAAGAAGCATACGAAGGTGTTAAGTTAAAGAACACTGAGGTTACATTTGTTGGTGGTAGACAAAAGACAGATGGATTGGAAGATAGGATAACATATAATATTAGTGACATAAGTGTTAAGGAAGGTGATATAGCAAAGTTTGAAGTTACTAGAACTGGTAAGACTGATATTGCTTCTAGTGTTTTCTGGAGAACTATAGAAGGTACGGCACAATATGTGACCGATTTTGAAGAAGGAAGTGGGACAGTAGGTTTCTCTATAGGAGAAACGAAAAAGTATATTGAAGTGAGAACACTTTATTCCGATGAGATAGAAACTTCAGAAGATTTCTTTGTGTCATTGAGACCAGGAACTCCTGGTGTAGTCACTAGGTCATTTATCAGTAGTCTTGCTAGATGTGTTATTAACAAATCTAAGATAGGATCTAGTTCAGATCCAAATGTAGATCTAGATGACACACCACCTACTCCATCAAGGAATGCAAATGATCCTAATAATTTTGAATTTGGAGAAGTATTTGAATCACTAGCGAATGATAATGATAGTGATACTGTAGAGTCAACACCAGATGGACCAACTTATGCAGTGGAACCTAATAAGAGTTCTGTTGAAGAAGGTGAGTTTGTAACATATACTATAAAAACTACCAATGTTGATAGTGGTACTGTATTACAGTATCAATTATTTGGAGAGGGTATAACTAATTCTGATATTATTGGTGGTCAGTTGAAAGGTCAGTGTGTTATTGAAGATAATAAATCTTTAGTTGTGGTTGGTATTGAAGATGATGCTACTATAGAAGGTGATGAGAGACTTATATTTGCTATAAATGGTACAGATGCTAGTGCTACTGTTCTTATTCAATCTCAGTTGACAGATTTTGGTAGAGAAGATTTGTTGAAAGAGTTGGATGAGTCTGTAGATATTGATAAGACCAATGTTTATACAAAGGCTACTAAACCCATAGCAGGATCACCTATAACTGATCCAGGAGGAGGTATCATACAAGTTCCTATAGAGAAGACTGGTACTGCATACACAGAACCACCTGCTGTCCTTATAACAGGTCAAGGGTATGGTGCTGTTGGAATTGCATTACTTGACAAGAATAGTCAGGTTTCAGAGGTTAGGGTGACAAATCCTGGTTTTGGATATAAACTTAATGCACCACAGACAGAGCAGAAACGTTGTATCATTGATAGTTTTACAATGTTAACACCTGGCACAGGATATACCAGTGCTCCTAAAGTATATGTTAATGGAGACTCAGATGTAGCAGAAGCTGTAGTTGAGAGGGGTATGGTTGTTAGTGTCAGAATTAAGAATAGAGAGTTGACATTTGATGATTATCCACGAGTCCAGATCATTGGTGGTGGTGGATATGGTGCAAGATGGATACCATCATTCAATTGCTTAAGTACCGAAGCACTTGTTAAAGTTGGATCTGCTAAGATTGGTACTGGTTCCTATATTGATTGTCCATAATGCCTTTATCAGAAGTAAACAATAGAAGCGAAGAACTTCAGCAGAAGATGATCAAGGCTGGTCAGGCTGAAGAACAAGATGTTACTATTGCTAGAGAGGTCACTGTTATATTTCAGAATAAACATTATGTTCTGAGAACTGATGGTGGTGACTTAGATGCTAGGAATAAACTAACAGGTCACGGATTTACTATCACACAGTCTGGTGATTTTGTCTATGTCTCTGGTCCAGGTGGTAAGGACAACCCCTGTGGCGGTAGGTTTATGATAAACACCACTGGTGGTAAGTTAGAGAAGCATGGTGGACCTATTATTGTTGAAGCGAATGCAAATAAAACTAATGTTGTTGAGACAGATAATGAAAGTAGCACTGATGGGGTAGGAAGGTCAACAGTAATTAATGGTGATGACAATGAAGACATCACAGCTAATAAGAGAATTGATGCTCTTAATGTCACTATTGAAGCGTCAGAACTATTAACTCTTATTGGTCATAATGGTATTAAATTACAAGCAGGACCAGAGGGTGGTGGTCCTATTTCACTACATGCAGGTACTATAACACAGATTGCTTCTAATAAAGAAGAGTATGTTATAGGTCAGAAGATGGTTGTATCTTCTGAGAATACAGAACTTAACTACGATCCTAGAGGAACTAAAGCATTAATCTCACCAGGTCATCAGAGTATTAAGTATATGGGTGATGTTAAGCATCAAGTCATGGGTGCTTATAGATTAGATGTTGCTGGTGTTTCATCAAGTCCATTGATTGTTGACAAGAAGACTGGTATTGCTATCAACACTAAGGTAGGAGATTTTAAACTTGGAACAGTTGCTGGTAGTATGCACCTAAGTGCTACTGCTGGTGGTAAAATGCCTAGTTTGGATGGTATCAAACCAGGAACTGTTACGATAAGCTCAGCATTAGGTGCGAGTATCAAGTCTAGTACACCTCTTATATCTAAAGTAGTGATAGACACTGGTATTGTTGATATTAAAGCAGGTACTACTGTTGATATAGATGCAACTACGATGGGTTCATTCACTACTGAGACAGGTTTGGATCTCAAATCAAGGGTTGGAGCAGTCAACATTGAGGCAGGTCCAGCAGCAAACGTAGTAATTAAGGGTAGAGTCATCAAACTCAATTAAAACTGTCACAAGGGGTTGACATTTATATAAGTTCATGTTATAAATAACTATACAAACAAATCAGGCCCGAAATTATCGTACCCTGTGCTGATGTACTAACGTTCCCCATGTCGGGGGAATTTTCATCCGCAGGGTCTTTTAGTATCCTTGCGAGACACTCAAACATAAACATGTCTATTAAATCAACAATCGCTGCTGTTGCAGCATCTCCATTCCTTCTCGCTGGTGCAGCTTTTGCTGGTCCATACGTGACTG